CGCTTTGCGCTCAAGCCCGATCTTGTAAAGGATTACTGCCGCTCTGTCCTCGGGTTCGAGAGCGGCCGTTAAAAATCGAACGGTGGACTGAAGGCCGACTTGTAATCCTCTCCGTCCTCGAGCCTGGACTTGATGACGTGGTACACCTCCTCCGGTATGTTGTCCGGACTGAAGGGCGCATCCGCTCCGCGTGATTTCACCTTGCGTCTCCAGGCCCGGATTTCCGACTCAATGGCCTGGGTGTCATCCTGGACCTCCTCCTCCATGACTTCCGGTGTGACTTGCTGGGTGACTTGCTGGGTGACTTGCTGGGTCGGACCGTAACCCAAAAGGGCCCGTGCCTCATCCACACTTAGAACCGGTGCACCTCCAGTGAGCTGGGCCAGGGCCTGGGCTTTTTCAACCTCATACCGCTGCATCACTTCGAGCCGCTTGGGCTCAAATGAGAACCTCACGCCGAGCTCCCGTAGCAATGTGGCATTGATGCGGTGGGCGATCCGGTCCGCTTGGGGTAAAACGGTCTTGGTGTAGAAATTGACATCGTCTTGCTGGGCCGTCGCAAAATTGGCCGCCCCGCTGATTACAAACGAGAACGGTACACCCAGGGTGACGGCAATGAGCTCCCGCTGTTCACGGGATAACTGAAGGTTGCCCAGGTCCTTGATGCCCTCCCCAATGGTTTGGACATTGACCGCGTCCGCTTCCACAACCTTTGTGGTGCCGGCATTTCCTTTGCCGCTAAACCATGACCTCCACCCGCGCTCTATCCGGTCGCGCTCTTCCCTGGGTGTTCCCATAGGCACCCCTATGAGCGTGGCCTTGAGTAGCCCGTTATCGAGCGTTGAATCCAAATAGGTTTGGAGTGAATGGAGGACATCCGCACCGGTCCGAGCTGCGTAACCGATGGAGGATCCAGGCCCGATCTCCGTTAATGGGTCTTGCTGGTAAATGGCCACCACGTCCTCCACGTCCAGGGTGACCTCCCGTCCGTTCACGGTCCGCTTGTAACCGTACACCTTGCCGGCCTGGTCATACAATGGCTGAATGGTGTTGGGTGACATCCATTGGAGCCCCACCAGGTTGCCGTTGTCATACACCTTGAGCCAAAAGGCCGAGCCCACCAGGATGAGTGATGCCTCGGTCTTGAATATCAAATCGCTCCACCCGGTCATGAATCCGAGCTCATCCGGAAAATCGTAGTCCGCGTCCGAGTCGTAACGGATGTCCTCCGGGTTGGTCGCATTCACCACGGTAAACGGGATGCCTCCAATGGCCGCGGCTCTCATGTCCACACAAGCCCGTAGGAATCCATTGACCCGGTAAGCCTCAACAATCGTTAAATGCTTTGCGTCCGTTTCCTGGCCATAAAGCATCTCGGCAATTAAAGAATCGGCCCGGAAATTCTTTATTCCTTTTGTTGGGCTTATTAGTTGAAGAGCCATGACCTACGGGTTGCCGTTTGTGTAAATGCGAGGGCCAAACTCATTACCATGTCATCATGCAGACCCGATGGTGCGTTATATCGAATGTTTCCCGATGGTAACCGTTCCATTTCGTACGCTTCGAGCTCTTGGATGAGCGTGTAATCATTTGGAATATGGATGGAGCCTTGTTCAAACGCCAAAGATAACGATTCAATGGCCTCCGCTTTTGATGATGCCGTGGTGAGGAATGGCCGGACCGGTAAACCGTCTCTTCGTAATTGCTCAATGATGGGCTCTCCCATGCTGTTTGACTCGGCCACAATTACCCGCGGCTTCCACTTATCGCACAAGGCCTTGAGCCGCTGCACCTGGACGTGGTAATCCACCTTGTTGGACCGGTCGATGGATAAGACCGCTCCCTGGGCCGCATCGAACACGGTGAACACGGTGAAGTCGTTGAGCTTTCCCCAATCCACCCCAATGACAATGTGCGACTCCGGCATCGGCCCCAGGCCCTCCCGGACCGCTTCCCGCACCTTTCGGAATACGCCGCCGCCATCCTCGACAAACTGAGCCTCGATTTCCTGGAGGTATATCCGCTCCGGTAGGTCCTCCTTCATGGCTCCGATCTCATCCGGACTGATTACCGGGTTGGAGAACGTGGACATTTGCCACCGCATCCACTCCTCGCCTTCCTTCCGGTATAGCTGCCAAAAGAAGTTTCTCCCCTTTGGCGTGGATAGGAACCAGGCCCGGCCCTCGAGGTCGGCCAGGGTAGGCCGTATGGCCGCGGTCCATGCATCCTTGAGGTGCCTAATCATTGCGGCCTCATCTATCACCACCGCTTTGTATTTGCGGCCCCTGGCCACGTCGACATCCTCGAGCGACCAAAACTCTATCACACCACCATTGATGAGCTCAATTCTCCGCTCGCTCGCGTTCTTCTTTGTGATGAGCGGACCGAGGGTAAGTGTGGCTTGCCGCCATACGTCGAGAAGGGATTTGTAATGGGGAGCAAACCAGGCCACCGGGTGGCCGGCCAGGGCGGACCGGATGATGATGTCCAGGCCGAGCGTGGTTTTGCCCCACCGCCTACCACACGCCAACACGTTGAATCGTTTGGCTTCATTGAGTACCTGGCGTTGTGCTTTGTGCGGCCTGGGTAGCTTGAGCTTAATGGTCCGCTTCATCATCGTAAATGTCCTCGTACACGACGTGGACAATTTGCGGCTCTCCGATGTTCTCGGTCTCTTGCCGCTCTATCCACCCGCGGTGTTTGCCCTTTGACTTGAGGAAAAAGATTATGGGGACCGTCTCGCCCTGGGCAATCTTTTTGTACAACGCGGACTCCACGAAATCGACAATCTCCTCATCCACGTTCATCACCTCCATCCGGTAGGCCTCATCCGACTTCATCCAGTTATAGTGAGTAGGCCGGGTGATGTTAATCATTTTGCAAGCCTCCGAGACATTGCCCATGGTCTTCTTGAGGGCCTGGAGCATGAGCTCCTTCTTGTTCTCTTGCCGTAATGCCTTGGTCGTTGCCATGTCCGTTACCGTTTACCTGGGTGAGCTCGCTGAAGTTACGCCCTCACCCAAGTAAAGGTTTGTTCAACGGTGGTCGATCCGTCCCGTGAATAGCATTACGAATAATGCCAAAATTTCCGAGTACGAACGCGATCAAACATCTCCTCGGACTCCTTGTATTTGATGTACCACCGCCACGGCCGCGGAATCGGCCTGGCCTTGGACTCAACTACAAATACGGTTGTCTTTGTTACGCCTAACTCATCGGCAACATATTGACCCGTTAGGCCTCGATCTTGCCGCCATTTTTTTAGGTCCGGCCCAGTTAGTTTATCAATCCATTCAAAGTTTGACATATTAGTATTTGTTCAACGGTGGTCAATCCATCCCGTGAATAGGATGATGAGCAAGAGCGGGATCAGGAATAGGAAAATGATAAACGCTTCCGCTCGCTCTCTTCTTGAAATAGGTTGTGGATTAAGTCGGCATCGCATGGTGTTTCCTCTTGTGACTGGGTGAGCATAAGTAAGAACCGCATCCAGGAATCCAGGTCTCTCATCACAACAAATCCGTATCCAGCGGCCATCATCTCCTCCCCGAATTTCCGTTGGCTCATGGTGAGTTTATTCTTGCCAACCTTGACCTCAACAAACCATCCATGGATGTTGCGGTCCGTGTGACCCGTTGGCCTGGCCAAAAACAAATCCGATACTCCGGCCTTGACTCCCTCGGCCTTGAGCTTTGCACCGGTAACCTTATCGCGTACACCTCCGTTGGGAATGGCAAAGAGCTGCCACTCCTCATTTGGCTCACACGTGTACCGGTAATACTTAACCATTTGCACCTGCAATCTGTGCTCCTCTTGCTTCACGTTCTATTTCCTCAATTTCCTTTTTCCAATACTTGTAAAATTTGGGAGACCGCTTAATCCAGTAATCGGCCGCTTCCCTGGATGCTGATTTGTACACCTGAAGGTCTAACTGTACATCAGGGGATGATAACCGCTGCCGGTACTCATGCACCTCATAGGCCTGGAGGAATCCACTTACAATGGCTGTGGTGGTGCCCATCCTTCGGGCGATTTGCTGTAGCGAGACTCCCCGGTTATAAAGCGAGATCCATTGCTGCACCATGCGCTCCGTGTATCTCCGAGACCGCCCGAACTTGTGCTGAATCTTAAATCGGAGGATGACTCCCGATGCGTACCTCGGAGCCAC